ATAGGGTGTGAATATCATACCTTAGACTATTGGATTAAGAATTATGAGAGGATTGGTACTGAGGCTGAGTATAGTTCTGAGGATATTGAGTCTTATGGTAATTGGATTAAGAGTATTAAAACTAAGGATTAGATATAATTATTGGATAGGAGAGAATTATGCAAAATCCTCTTTTTATTGGATATGACTGGGATATAAATTTAATTGAAAAATTATGGAAAAGAATTGATTTTTATGGAAAAAAAATGGGGTTGGATTATTACCCCCCTAAATTTGAAGTTATAACATCAGAACAAATGATAGATGCCTATTCTAGCAATGGAATGCCAATTTATTATAATCATTGGTCATTTGGTAAAAATTTTATTAAGACTATGGATAATTATAAAAAGGGAAAAATGGGGTTGGCTTATGAAATGGTTATTAATTCTAATCCTTGTTTGGCGTATCTAATGGAGGATAATACGGCAACATTAACTGCTATGGTAATTTCTCATGCTAGTTGTGGGCATTCTCATTTTTTCAAAAATAATTATTTATTTAAAAAAAATACTAACCCAGAGTCAATAATTAATTTATTAGAGTCAACTAAAAAATATATCCTTAAATGTGAAGAACAGTATGGGTTTGAGAGAGTTGAAAATCTTATTAGTTGTATTCATTTTTTATCTAAATTTGGAATAAATAAATATCCTCGATGTAATAAAACTAATGATAAATTAATTAGAGAACGAGAAGAATATTATAGACAGAGTTATGATCCTATTATCAACAATCATCTTTTTTCATTAAATAATCAGGATATTAAAAAAGAAAATAATTTATTGATTGAAAATATAGACGAAGAAAATTTAATAAAGTTTATAATTGATCATTCTTTAAGTTTAGAGATTTGGCAGAAAAATATTCTTAATTTAATAATGAGTATTGAACAATATTTTTATCCGCAGAGTCAAACTAAAATAATGAATGAAGGATTTGCTTGTTTTATTCATTATCACATAATGGAGGAACTTTATAAAAACGGTGATATTGATGAAGGGTCCTACATTGAATTTATTAAACATCACACTGATGTTTGTTATCAACCTGAATTAACCTCTATTAACCCTTATGCCTTAGGATTTGAAATTTTTATGGATATTAAACGCTCTTGTTTATATCCCGATGAGGAAGATTATATTCATCTATCAACATCAGGGAGTAAAGATTGGATGGTTGAAATTAAAAATGTTGTGAAGTATTATAAAGATGAGAGTTTTATTACTCAATTTTTATCACCAAAAGTAATAAGAAAATTGGGATTATTCTCATATCACGATTCTAGTGAGTTTCCTTATGTTGAAATTACTGGTACCCAAGATGATTGTGATATTATGACAATAAGAGAACAATTGTGCAATTATTTGAAAAGAGAGAATTTTATACCTGATTTAGAAATTATTTCTTTTAATAAAGTAAATAATCGTGTTATTATTAAGTATAATAAATTTAAAAATAGAGAAATTTATAATTTTGATATTTTTGAAGAAGTTTTTAATGAACTAACAGGTTTAACTGTTAATTTAGAGGAGAGTGAGAATGGCTTATAATGTGAAAGTAATTAAAAAAGAAGATGATAAAGTTGGTAAAAGTCAAAAGGGAGAATATCGTTATACCTCTTTAACAATTGATTATGAAGGGAAAATTTCTGAAAGGAAAATTCTATCAACATCATTTCAAAGATATCCTGATCTAAAAGGGGAATTAGAAAAAGTAAAAGATGGTATGACTATTGGGATAGAAACGCAACAAAATGGGAATTATAAAGAGATTAGTAAAATTGTTTTATCACCAATTACTCATAGTAAAACTATTATTCCTTCTGAATCTAGGGATATTTCTATACAAGTAATGAATGCAATGAATAATGCATGTCAGACATTAGGGGAAGGAATGGTGACAGTCAATCAGATTGAACAAAGATCCTGGGAATTAGTTTTATTGGGGGAGAGACTCAAAAAACGATTAGCTGATGGAGATCATCTAAAAGATAATATATCTCCTCCGAATGATCCATCTGTTAATACCGGTTCATATGAAGAAGAGGAAGTTCCTTTTTGACCCTTTTAATTTTGGAGAACTGAATTATGTTAATAATTGATGGAGATCTTTATGTTTATAAAGCTGGATTTGCCTATCGGGGCAAAGAGATTGGTCATAAATTAATTAATAGGAGGACCTCAGAAATTGTTGACCTTGGTAATGTATCTCTGATAAAAGCTAAGAAATTTTGTAAAGAAAATGGGTATGTCAATTCTGATTGGAAATTAATTTATTATAATAATCCTTTTCCTTTACATTTTATATTGGGTAAATTAGATGAGATTATTCAGTCACTATTGAATAAATTTGCGAATCACGAATATCAAATGTTTATAACCTCTTCGGATGTGAGTAATTATCGTTTTAACATTGCTACAATAACCCCTTATAAAGGTAGTAGAAGGAAGTGTGTAAAATGTTTTGAACGTTGTAAATCTGAATTTGATAGAAATAAAAAGGTAATTTTAATTTGTAAAAATTGTGGGGAGGTTGATAAGGAAGCAACTGTCCAGGATAAGCCTGAATATTATGAGGAAATTAGGGATCATCTGATTCAGCGATGGAATGCAGAATTAGTGCATGGTCAAGAGGCGGATGACGCTGTTAGTATCCTTGCAAAAAAATTATCTAATGATATTGATAGTAATCCTATAATGGTTCATATTGATAAAGATATTAATAATACTCCTGGAGTTCATTATAATCCTGATAAAGAATTGTTATATACAATTGATTATTCAACATCTATTAAAAATTTTTATACTCAATTTTTATTAGGGGATCGGATTGATTGTATTCCTGGAGTAATTGGAATTGGACCAGTTTTAGCCGAAGAAATATTTAAAGAGTGTTTTGTTTCTTCTGATTATGAACAGATTATTATGGAAATATATCAAGGTGAATATATTTTTAGTAAAAGACCACCAAAAAATAGGATGAATTTAACTCCTAACGAGGCATATCAAAGATTAGTGGAAATAGGGCAATTATTATATATTAGACAAGAGGAGAATGAATTATGGAGACCAACAATACCGCAACCTTAGAAGAGATGGAAATTCCAGATGATTGGAATGATGATTGGGATCTCTGGTCAGAATCTCTTTATGATAATGAAGAATGGTGGGAGCAATTTGATAAAGATAATTATTTGAAGGAGTTAGAATGACATCACCTCAATATGCTAAACAATTAGGTCGAGAGGGACAGAAGAAAGTAAAAGAGATTTTACTTCGACGATTCCCACATCTTGAAAATGATGATATTTATTCTAGACCAATGGGATCTCCTGGAGAGGATTTAATGTTATCTCCTAGAGCGAGAAAAGTACTTCCTTTTGATATTGAGGTGAAATATGGGAAACAAATTAATTTAATTAGAGCTTGTCAACAGGCATCAGTAGAGTCTAGAAATAAAAAATACACCCCTCTTTCTGTTGGATGTTATCGATTAGAAAAGCCTCACCAGTGGTATTGTTGTTTGAAATTGGAGGATTTTTTAAAACTTTTAGTTTGTAGGGTAGGAGATTAATAATGACTAATATTGGATTGAAGACTATAACCCAAGAAGAATTAGATAAGGTTCTTAGTAATCATGAGACTTGGTTAGATTCTCATGGGACTAAGGGGACTAGGGCTGATTTATCTTATACAGATTTATCTAATTCTGATTTATATGATTCTAATTTATCTCATTCTGATTTATCTAGGACTAATTTATCAATGACTAATTTATATAATACTAATTTATCTAATTCTAATTTATTTAATTCTAATTTATCTGATTCTAATTTATCTAGGTCTGATTTATCTAATTCTAATTTATCTTATTCTAATTTATCTAGGTCTGATTTATCTTATTCTGATTTATCTAGGTCTGATTTATATGGGGCTAATATTTCCAATATAATAGGTAAAAGAATCATTACATTTCAGGGTAATAAAGACTTCGCTTATTATGTTGATGGATATATTAAGATAGGGTGTGAATATCATACCTTAGACTATTGGATTAAGAACTATGAGAGGATTGGTACTGAGGCTGAGTATAGTTCTGAGGATATTGAGTCTTATGGTAATTGGATTAAGAGTATTAAAACTGAGGATTAGATATGAAAAAATTTATATTAGGATGTTTTTTCTTTTGTATTTCACAATTGGCACAAGCGCAAATCTCAATACAAGAGTTAGATAAAATCTATAAGACTATAATTATAAAAAATGGACTGATACAACCCGTATCTAAATCTATTATTAATTCAAATATAATACAAGCGATGGTTACTAAAGGAAATCATTTATTTATAACAGTGGGATTATTGAAATATTTATCTAAGCCTGAACTTGCTTTTGTATTATCACATGAATTGGCTCATATTAAATTCAAAGATCCATATCATAAGCAGATTGGGACTCAACAAGAAGATCGGGCTGATAAATATGGAAGTCAATATGCTAAAAAAGCAGGATATTCTGAATGTCAGCAGGCTTTATTTTTTATCCGATTATATCGATTATATGGGAATCAAGGAGGATTAAATGATACTCATTCTTCTAATTTAAAGAGATTTTGGAATATCTATAAGGGGTGTAATAAATGAAACATTTGGTAATACCCGATGTTCAGGCTAAACCTGGGGTCCCATTAGATCATTTAATTTGGATTGGAAAATATATTCTTCTTAAAAAACCAGAGGTTATTATATGCCTAGGGGACTTTGCGGACATGGAAAGTTTATCTAGTTATGATAAAGGGAAAAAAAGTTTCGAGGGTCGTCGTTATAAAGAGGATATTAATTCAGCAAGAACTGCTATGTCAAACTTGTTAACTCCAATTAATGAATATAATAAAAAAATGGCAATGGGTAGACATAAACAATATAAACCAAGAATGGTTCTTACCTTAGGAAATCATGAACAACGTATTGAGAGAGTTACGGAGTGTCAACCTGAGTTTGATGGGGTTATTCATTATAATGATCTTCCTTATAACGAATGGGAAGTTTATGATTTTTTAGAACCGGTTGAAATTGATGGAATCACTTATGTCCATTATTTAGCAAATCCAATGACAGGAAAACCATATAGTGGGACTGCTGCTAATCAAATGTTAAAAGCTAGAAAGAGTTTTATAGTTGGGCATAAACAAGTATTGGATGTTCATACTAGTTTTTCATTAGATGGTCGCCAGCAATGGGGGATAATAGCGGGGTCGGCATATCTGCATGATGAGTTATATAAAGGTCCTCAAGGGAATAATCATTGGAGGGGTATAATTATGTTACATAATGTAGTTGATGGGTCTTTTGATCCAATGTTTATTTCATTAAATTATTTAAAAAATCGATTTGTAGCTAGCTAATAAGACACAAATCGATTTGTGTAACCTAAATTGAATAACTCAAGACACAAACAAGATAGAGTCTCATAGAGAGAGGAGAATTAAAATGGGGATATTTTCTAATATAATTGACTTTTTAAAATCAGTCACATTAAAAGATCAAATTAATCCGACTTTCATTTATAATGAGGTCAATGATATAAATGATAATTATCAAATTGGTCTTTTAACTAAAAAGTATGAGTGTAGTAATAAGGGCCCTGGTTATATTTCTAATGGTTCTAAGTGGGGAGATCCGGGTGGTGATAGTTATGGGAGTTATCAATTAGAAACTAAAAAAGGTACTATGCAAGAATATTTAACAAGAGTGGATGATAAATTCACCGAGGCTTTACGAGCTTTGAAGATCAATAGTGATTCCTTTAAATCAAAATGGAAAGATATTGCTTTAAAGGATCCTGTTGGGTTTGAACAATCACAATTTAATTATCTTGCTAATAAAAAAAATGGTTATTATGATGGAATAAAATATGCCAAAAATCTTGGATGGAATACGGATAATTTAGCAATGAAATCGGCCATCTTCTCAGCGGTAAACCAATCTGGAGGATGGAAAACATTTTTTGATAAGACAGGAATAATAAAAACAGATAGTTTAGATGTACAAATAAATAAATTATATGATGCCCGAGCCAATTATTTCAAAAAATTAAATTTGACAAAAAATGTAAAAGATTCTATTATTAAGAATAGAACTGTGGATGAAAGAAAAGATTGTTTAACATTAATAGGGAGAAAATAATATGCCCATTTATGAATATTATTGTTCACTATGCGATAAAACATTTGAACGATTCCATAATATGAATTTTAAAGGGAAATTTAAATGCGACAAGTGTCAAAAGGTAATAGAGAGAATTTTATCTTCTTCTTATGTATACCCAAATGGATTTAAATATAAGGAGAAATAATGTCCAAAACAAATAGAAAACATAATCGTCATAAAACTAGGAGCCCTTCAGCTAAAGCATATAATTCCGAAGGGCGTTACTTTAAAAATAAGAAAAAGAGGTTAATAAGACATTTAAAAGTCCACGTTGCGGATAAACAGTCTGAAAAAGTTTATTTGGAGTTATGATGAAATATTTATTTATTATTGGATCAATTTGTACAATACTTAATTTTTTATGCAATATCTTTTGGCATTTTAATTGAGGAGAAGGTGATGAGCAAATTCCATATTTTAGTGGGCTTATTTTTAGGACTAGTATTGATAAATAAGGTGATGGCCGATCAATCATGCATATTAGTTTGTGATCAAATTGGAACAACAACTTATTGTCATAATATTTGTGTTGATTATTAATATATTTTGGAAGGAGATTATAATGGATAATAAAAAAGTAAAAGTGTATTTAACCAATGGAAGATGTCTTGTTGTGAATGAGATTCAACATATAAGTGATAATGATAAAGTCTTAGTGATTGAAACATTGACTACAGGTTATAATATTTTATTGAATCATGTTTTATATATTGAGTATGATCCTCGTCAACATGAAAAAAATAATCATATTGAAGAAGGAGTAGTTCTTGATGAAAATAAATAACCAGAATTTTGATTCAAATAAAAAACTCCATGTTTATATAGTTCTTAAATGTTCTGATTGTGTTGATAATAATGAACGAATAATATCAATTTTTTTACAAAAAGATATTGCTGAGAGGCAAAAAGAATTTTTATCTACTCTTTATCCAAATAGATATTATGCGGTTTTAAAGAAGACTATCAAGGGTAAATATGCGAGAGAATTAAGTTTATATTACTCTTTTTTAAATTCAGATGAGGGAGGGAATCATGGAGAATAATGATAAAATGAATCAAGTCAATAGTATAGAATATCCTAAAGAATTTCATGATGTATTTAAAGTTGTAGATATGGGGGCGAATAAATATTCACCAAATGGGTGGTTAGATCCTAGTGGAAAGGGGCAAAGTTATAAAGAGAATCATGATAGTATGTTTCATCATTTATCTAAATCTTATTCTGGGGAAAGAACTGATCCAGAGTCTCAATTAGATCATTATCTACATCTTGCATGTAGAGCATTAATGGCCTATACTAGACTCAAAAGAGGGATTAAATATCCAGGAGAATGACTATGGGTCAAATTAAAAATTCTTTTTATTTTATGTATTTATTGTAGGGATTAGTTCCTGTTTTTTAGGAACAGGAGCTTTCTTTATCATTATAGGAAAACATTACAATCTTGGTTTTTAGGCTATTCCCTGGGATTTATGTTTATATATACAGGATTATCATTTTCGAGGCGGATCAAGATACTTTGATCAAAAAATCTTTGTCAAAGACGAATCGTCATGGGGAAAAGCTCTCTATGTTGGTGACTTAACATACGTTGATATTTCACAAAGAAAACTTGCAGAAGTCAATTATGGACACACTTAAAAAAATGAAGAAGTGTTGAAATTTGCTTATGAAATAAAGAAAAAATACGAACAGTGTAATATTGCTTTCTCTAATTACTTCCCAAACTCTTAGCAGCAGCAGGAATAGCCCCTTTCAGTATAGTCTTTAATACCGCCTTAACAATACCATCTTGACCAGTTTGAGCTAATTTGCCGCCTGCAAGCTTAATCAACAATTTCGCAGTCCTAGGGCTTGTCATAGCCATACTTAGTGCCTTAGTAACTGCTCCTACTCCTAACATCTTCCCTAATCCTGCAAACCCCCAAATAGCCAGTCCCGAGAGAACCGACCCCGAGCCTCCTACCCAATTAGAAAGGCTTGTAGAGGATAACTTAGATGTTTTAATCATATTATCAGCTCTTACTAACAAGTTTTGTAAACCCTTAATCTTCATTTGTTCAGCTTGTGGCAACATGTCAATGGTCTCACCTAACTTATGTATTCCTTGACTAAACTTACCTAAATCTAACATATCTTTATTATCTAAAGATGTTCTAAAAACCTTATTAACTATCGCTTTACTAAATGATTGTTGTCCCTGTGGAGACAAAGCGTCCATAACTTTCTTTGTAAGAACTGGCCTGTCATTTTGAACTATTTGATTTAATAACTCATCAGCATCTTTTTTACCAGACAGAACTTTATTTAAGATATTAATGTTTTGAAAAGGGGCTTTTTCTGTCATAAAGACATTTCTCGCCTTAGTTAATAAACTACCAAATCCTTGATTCAATCCTCCAGCAGACTCTAAATCAGTGTCTAAAGAAGATTTTATTTGTTTTAATATTGGAGATAATCCTTCTGGGTCATCTGTTAGTTTAATAGATGAAATTTTCTTTCTTAATAAATCAAAAGACTTGGCAGGAATTGAACCAGTGGGCAGATCAGCTAAATCTTGTATAACTTGACCTGCTTTAGAATTACTCATATCGGCTGATAAAATACCAGCATCTTTTAGTTGATTAACCTGAGCTAGAGCATCCTTTGCAACAGTTTGGGTATTTTGTAGTGGAATGTCTATTTTATTTTTACTAGCAAAATCAAGAGCATCAGAATAGGCTTTATTTGTATTAATCGTGGCTTCATCATAAGATGATTTAATAGCATTATTTAATTCTTCTCCTAAATCCACTTTAGATTGATTTCCAACTCCTATATCATTTAAAATATCATTGGTATAATTTTTTAATACATCAACTTGCTTATTTATCCCTCTTTTAGCCCCTATAACAGGTAATCTACCAAGGACATCTTCAGTGCCCTGTAAAAATGAATTGCCCGTAACACTAGCAGGGGTGGTCAACAAGCCTTTATCGGCAGATTGTACTGCCTCCTCAATGGGTGTAGTAAATAATGCCTTAGCGCCCTTCTGTAGGCCTTTGGAGAGCACTTCCCCCCCACTTTGAAATGCTGCACCTAAATAACCAGAATTAATTGCATTACCAATTCTTGATTCTCCTGGGTTTACATACTCTTGACCACCAGACAAGAAAGAAGCGGCAGCAGTTTGCAATAATCTTCCACCATAATCAAGAGCTTTTGCCGCTAAGATTGGTTGAGTTCCAGGGGATGTTATTGTTGCTCCTATCTTTGACCCCACATCTGTTATAAATCCTGATATTGGTGAGTTCTGCATAGCTTGTTGATAATCTCTCTTATGAATAGCTTGTTGATTAGCTAAATTCTGTTGAAAATTATCTATATCAGATTGTGGAATCTCTGGTAATAAAGTTTTTTCTCTGTCGATACCAAGTGTTGAGAGAATATTAGTGTTTAATTTATCTATGCCGCCCATTACGTTAGATAACATTTGTAATCCACCATTAGCAACATTAGCAAAATTTCTATTAATAATATCAATATTGTCCATGAATGTAGATTGATTTATTTGTCCAGGAAATTGAGCGGGAATCTCGGATTGTTGAGCTGGAGAACTCGGATTACTAATAAACGGATTAAAAGGGTTCTCATCAGACGATTGCTGAGATGATAATCCAGGAGGATTATTTACTTCTGAAGATTGAGTAAACTGTAAGAATGGGTTTTGATCGTCCATTATTTAATTCCCCATTGATGAAGTGTCGGGTTCATAACCAAATGTACTTTTAAAATATTCTCTATTTTTTGGAGTATTATTGTCATAAAGATATTTTACTGCCTCTGGAGGAGCTGATTTATAATATTGAATAGAGTTCTCAGGTAATGAGTTATTTTGTAATTGAGTTCTATAAAATAAATTGGTTTCATTTTGTCTTTTTTCATAAACATTACGAATAATACCGGTCATTTTGCTAATATTATCAATCTCCCTAGGAGTTAAAACTACCTTATCCCCTGTACCTAAAGATTGAATGTATTTAAGTGCTTGTGCCATTTCTCCTGAATTAGATGCAGTTCTATTAATATCTTGATCTGACATCACTCCCGGCCCTGATAATGCTTTAGCAAAAGCAAACTGTAACGTTTGTTGAGCTGTTGGATTTGTAGGATCAACTTTTAAACTCTGAAGTGCGGCGTCAACTTTAGTATTACTGGTTTGAAAATCTGCATAACTCCTTGATCTATTTTCATAATTTCTAGTGATACTGGTTAACAATTGCTGTTGCATATTATTATATTCTATTTTATTTTTAGCCGTTGCTAAATTTTGATTTTCTTGAGAGTATTTAGTCTGTTCAGCCTCATTCTTCAGTTTTATAGCTTGATAATTAGCTGCATCTGCCTGATTTAATAAATTCTTTAAAGAGGGGCTATTTTCTACTGTTTCTCCTTTTTTCACCCTTGCTTCAATATCCGCTTGAAGTTTTCCTGAAGCACTCTGTGCAATAGTTGCATTCTTATTAGCATCATAAAGTATTGCAGCAGGAGTAGATAAAGACATCCCTAGGGCCATTTTAGAAACAGCTTCTTCATTGAGTGTATTTGGTAAACTGGGATCAATTTGTTTAGCAACCGGTAAAAGTGCCTGATATGTATCTTCTCTTTGATCTGAAGGGGTTTTCAATAGAGTTGCCCCTATTCCCCCTAATAATTTATAACCTTCAATCAAAACTTGATTCTTGTCATTAGAATGAGCTAATTTATAAGTTTCATTCTCCATCATAGCAGTATCAAGTTCAGATTTAGATTTCTGCATTTCAAGAGCTAAGTCAGGAGCCGCACCTTGTAAATAATCAATAACACCATTAAAACCCCCATCTCGGGCCGCTAATGACATCCCTGATTGGATTGCCATTTGGCGTTGTTTATCATATCTGTCCCAACTGAACTTCTCTTCTGCAATAGATTGGGTGGAATTAGCCCTCTTATTAGCATCGGTCTCAAAACCGAGTTGCTTAGAAGCTAAGTATCCCTCCACCCATGACTTGTCAACTCCATAAGGAACAGGTAAATTACCTTGTTGAACCTGAGGAGATAAATTCATTGTATTCGCGGATAAATATCCATTAATTTTTCCATCATATGGATTAGGATTATCAGGTGTCGGTTGAGGTAATTTCCCACCTTGCGAATTTATATTAGGATTATCATTTTGATCTTGATAGATCGGTAGTTGTGATATAAAAGACATTATTTATCATCCCTCTTAAATAGTATACCAGGCTTGTGTATTAGGATTATAAGATGGCCATCCATTCCCGGATAACATTCCACCAGAATTATTATAAGCAAATCCTGCTCCATAATTTTGATTCTGGGCTATTTGATAACCAAATTGATTATTGGCTAAATTTAAATATCCTGCCTGTATGTTGTTTTGAGCCGCATCTTGTTGTTGTTTAGCATCTTGAGCATGTTTCTGAGCTATAGCTTGATTCTGTGCGTTAGCATTGAAAATATTTGATTGTTGAGTTACTTGCCCTGCATTGGTATAGGAATTATATTGTGCTTGACCGATATTTTGATAAGCACTCAATAATCCAGATCCAAGATTTCCATATAATTGGGCTAATGATCCCCCTTGTGCCATATAATTATTTGCTATCTGTGATAAGGCCGTATTTCCTGCACTCATCAAAGGGCCAAGGTTATTGAGGAAATTTTGATAATAACTAGAAGCTAAATTCTGATTAAATTGAGATAAAGCTGCTCCAGTTCCTCCACTATTTAGCCCACCTGCTGCAGCAGCAGCTCTATTAATCGCCTGTTGACCTTGCAACGCTTGAAATTGATAACCAGGAGTATTTTGGAGTTTATTATTAATTTGTTCCCCTGTATAACCTTTATCCATTTCAGGTGTATAATTTTTTCCAAATTCATTAATAAAACCTTGAACATCTTGCTGTTGTGATGAAACTGATGATGCATTTGCGTTTTTAGATGCTAACCATTGATCATAGGCGGCTTGACTTGATTGTGCTTTTTGTTGTTCAGAGGCCAGAAATGGGGTTATGTAATCTGTTCCACTCTCAGCAAATTGTTTAGTAGCTCCTCCATAGGCTTTTGATTTTAAAAGGTCATTATATTGATTCTGTTTAAAATTCTGAAATTCAACACTATTTGTTGCAGCTTTGATTCTTTGCGATAAAGCATCTTGTCCATAAAGATTGAACTGATCCGGATGTTCTCTCAATGCTGTCTGATATTCCTCAGGAGTAACATCTGTAACAGGTTTATAAATTACTGGTGCAGGGGTTGTAAAAGAATTGTTTTTAGCAATTTGTCCTTGAAGAATGGGGATTTGATCCATAATTTGTTGTTTTGCTTGTGCCCTTTCGGATGGATCAAATATTGATTCTGCATTTTGCATCTGTTGAACTAAATCATTATAACCTGCCCCGCTAATTCGACTATATAAATCACTCGTCTGATTTGCAGTTGGCGGATTTAGTCCAAGCATTCGCATATATTCCTGAGAAGCGGGAGTTCCCTGAGCAACAATTTGTCCTAGTTGTTGATTCGATTGTTTAACAGTATTATTTACATTATCAATTGCAGATTGAAAAGCATTTTGATATAGACTGATTCCTTGCAATGATTGATTATTATAAGCCTCTGCAGCCTGAGAAAAATATTTAATTGCATTTGAAGGATCAACCTGAGCAACTGACAATTCATCATTAGCCTTTGTTTTCTTTTGAATAACAGCTTTTGAGATACCAGGGACACCCGTATCAGGTCCAATAGGGGCTGGATCTCCCATAATGGCTTTTGCCGCTAATCCCCCTAAAACACTCCCTAAAGCACCAATAGCAGGTCCCTGTAATTTATATTTATGATAATTAAACCCGAACATTCTTCTTCTCACTTTTTAGATCAAGACCATAGATATAGATACCAATCAACTCTTTTCTCCATACCTGACAATTAGTAATATGCCCCTCTTTCTTAAAACCATGTTTTTCACACGCTTTAATTGCATGAATACAAGAATCTGATACAAAAGCAATTACCTTTCTTATTTCTGTCTGTTTGATAAAATGTTCATAAAGGAAAGTATAAATCTCGGATAAAACCCCTTTACCATGATATTTACTTGACACATAAGGGTGTATGCAAACACAAATATCCGTAAAATATTCATATTTAAGAATACAAACTAAACCATCATCATTTTCTAAACCAATGTAATATGAACCTGGAACTAAAGAGTATTTTCCTTTTTCATGCATATAAATTAATTCTTTATCACTAAATCCCATATATACTAATTGAGGATCATTAATGATAAAATCTGATATTTGTTCTTTTGTTAATTCAATAAAATTCATAATTAAAACTTAATAAGAGCGTGTAAAATCATTGAAGGTTGTATAGTATTATGACCAGTTCCACTTCCCGATGCAGCCGTAGAAGTACTAATAACACTAGAGGTTGTTCCTGAATTAACTGTGGTAGTCCCAGAACTTCCAGTACCATTATTAATAATTAAAGGGGTATAATTTGGGGAAGTATAAGTATAGGTATGTGTATGACTTGGACCTTCAGCAATCGATAAAGAATGATTTTCTTCACCACCAATATTACCAAGTGAATTACCTATTGTCCCAGTTCCTGTTCCACCTGAACCCATCCTAACTCTTCTACTTAAATTAGGTAAATTAAAAGTATTAACACCATCCCCAGATCCGAAAGTTGTCCCAATTGCTGCAAATAAATCAGAGAAAGAAGCTCTACTAACTGCAGAACCATTACAAAGAAGCCATCCATCTGGGATAGATCCCCCAGCATAGTCTAATATTATCCCAGGAGGAAAAGAGGTACTAACCCCTGGGATCGGTTGAAATGTAACCGCCCCTGATCCATTTGTAGTTAAAACAGTTCCACTTAAACCATCAGAAGAGGGAAAAGAATAGGACCCAGAATCACTAGAAAAAGTAATAGCCCCCGATCCTTTAGTAGAAAATTTCATATTCACTGAAGATTGGGGACCCGTTACGGATAGAATAGGACTAGAATTATTAGCATTACTAATAATAAAATGATCATTTGCGGAAGAAACATATGTATAATCCAGAAGGATATTACCATTAGGATCAATAACAGTATTTCCGAATCGACCAATATTGTCAGCAACCCAGATCATAGAACCATGTCCAGTATCTGGATCAATATCTGAATTTTCAGCTACAAATTTAGATGGCCCTGAATAAACTATTGAAGCTCGTCCCGAAGCATCTAAAGTATAAGGATTATCAATTGGATTCATCTGATTGATTGCATCAGAGATAGTTGAGTACATATCCCGTAAATTATCACTTTCAGCGTCATAACACCAAATTAAACCTCCCTGAACAGGAACCCCATTACCATCAACAACTTGGAGAATTGGATCTCCTAAAAAATCTATTTGTGCCATTAAGTTCTCTCTACTATGATATCAGCCCGAAGATCAATAATTGCATGATCAATGGGGGCTGTTATTTTAAATAATAATATCCATTGATAAGAGGTCCCTCGTATATTCCATATTAATCGTTTCATATACTCACCCGTAGATCCAATAGGCCGTAACTCTTCATTTGACCAAGTATAACCACCATCATTAGAAAATTGCATCATTACATTCGCCATTGATGAATATCCGGTTAGACTGGTACTTCCTGTTTTCACTTTTAATTCAATGTCATTAACCCCAATTAATTTAAAATCCGGATCTTCATAATGAGGAGTAGTAAAAATTCTCGTAATCAAATCACCATTATCATCATAAATAGTTGATGATAATAGATAAATTTTATTATCACGTATTCCCCCACTAATAATTAAACCATTATATGTATCACAGTATTGATTCAGTGAGTGTTCTAAAGTACCTAATTCAGAATTAGTATGATTACGTTCATGCCAAGTCTCAGTTGTAAAATCCCTTACCCATGTCTTTTTAGCGGCGGGAAAAGTTACTTCATACATGACATGACCACGATCAACATAAGTCATTCCAATTGCATCATTCAAAAGCGGGTAGGTTGCTAATTCAGCATCTAATTCTTCGGTAGAAATTTTTTTAAGAGTGTACCCTGTTGATTGATCCCGAAATAAATTAGATACGTCAGATTGGACAATAAAACCTCTGGAATCAACCCATACTAATAAATCACTAACATTCGTAACCGAATAAGGGGCTAAACAGCCAATATTAATATCAGACCCAACTCTCTTTGTAAAAGGAGGTCCGACCGGATTCCCATTATCATACCAGACTTCAATAGAATTACTACCAAAGAGCCATAATTCACTTTTACTTTCAGCCATAGCAACCAATAAGTCAGGCTTTGATTCAGCAGCAGCTACATCTAAGCCATTCCAAATTCTCCCCTCATTTGGTTGTGAAAATTGAAATTTTTGAGTGTCAGAATTATTAACTATAAAATAACCATCAATATAAACAACATGAGATCCTCCAACAAAATCAGTATCAGTAATTTGCTGAAATTGCTCAAAAGGGAGAGATGAACTAAATACACCCGGATTAACTGATATACCATTGACTCCAGAGACAAACCCAGTTCCAGATTCTGTAACTACTATTGAAGTGATCCCATCTAAAGCTGTAAGAGTTAATAAACCTCCTTGATATGAGGCTTGCACTTTAGTTGTGGAAGAATGGGTATTTATTGTTGATACTAAAGTTAATGGATTTAAAGATGTACTTACTGAAAAAGAACTATAAATTGATACACCATTTATAGTTAATGTGTATGTATTGCCAGAGGATCCTCCTATTGGTCCAAGAGGAACAGTTCCTGCAAATATGAAATTATAGATATACCCATCAGTCCCATCTAATAAAATAATCTGTGTTGGATTATTAGTCCCAATTACTGTTCCTGAAGAACTATTTAAAGTCCCAATTGTTGTTAAACTCACATTTAAAGAATATTGGTCAATATCTGCAGAGATAAATTTATTTCCTACAACAAAATAAATAATATCATTAATTTTTTTTACAAAACGGATTGGACCTTCTTCTTCAGGATCTGAAATTAAACGAGATCCCATAGTTGGTAATAAAGTTATTTTTCCTCGTCCATTTTCACCAGAGGAGGTAGGAAAATAATTAATACAAAGTTGATAATTAGTAGGTCTGGAAGGATGTTTATGCGACCCACTAGGTAAAGGTAATTGCATTTATCTCCCCCATCCTTCACCACCATTATAAGACGAATATCCGCTTCCTTCGTAATATGGTTGTAATGTTAAACTGGTTATTTCTTGATCCCAATCTAATAGATTTTGTAACATCTCACTAGCCATAGGTAATAAATATTGGGCCTTAGCCTCTTTTCCAAATATAGAGGCAATTCGAATAGCCAATTGATACGTAAGGGGTTCAAGCCATTCTGAAGGAAAGTCAAAATTATTATTAACCGAATATAAGTCATCTATTAATCTTTCATAAGTAATTTGGATGCGTTTTGATGCATCTAATGGTCTAGGCCAAATATAAAATCGACCATTTAAGTCTTTAGGGACATACATACCTTGGTTTGGTAAAGTAGAAGTAACCGTTGTCATTCCTACATTAAAATATGTTTGATAAGATACTAGTGTTAAAGGTGTTTCAACTAAAGATGTCCCTTCATTCCCCAGATCAATACCAGTCAATGTTCGAGCATCTAAAATTCGTAAAGGTTTAGAAGCTAATTGAGAATAAGAATATACTAATTGATTAGAACTAATTTCCAATGGTAAACCTGGACCCGGTATATTAACAGTAATAGAATCAGGGATTGAACTGATCGTAGTCCAATAAATATACCCATCATCTTGTACAATTCCTATAGGATCATCAATAGACATACCTTCGGTTGATTTAACAACTAAAGATGTTTCTCCTAAAACTGAATCAGACGCTAAACAAGTAGTCACTGATAAATCTTTTAAAACAAATTTAGCAGAAGATCCAAGATCATACTGTCCAATATAGGGTTCTAAAAACAATAAACCTTCCTCTTTGGTCCATAAATGAAGTCCTTTAGACTGCCATGCTTTTACCATTTTATTTAGAATATTATTACAAACTGTAATATCTGCAGCTTGGGGAATCCTCCCAACAGAATTGCAACCAATTAATGATAATGCATCTAAAATCAAATCATTACGAGTCTGGGAAAAATTAGTTGATCCTGATACTGCCATTATCTCATTCTCCTTGCAGCAATAAATCCATATCCACTACATGTACTAACAGCAAAGGTAACATTTGCCACTAAATAAACAGTAGTAGTTCCGGATAATTTCAAAACGGTTGGTGGGATATCTGCAATTGCTATTCCACCTGCAGGAAGAGCAGCAGAAGAATATGATCGCCCAGCTCCAGCAGATCCAATAGATCCAGGGAAAGTCGCCAAAGTATTACTAGTCGTATTAATACCACAATTAACGATGCTTGTTGTGGTCGTTCCCGCGGGATTAGTTCCAACAGCTCCCCAAACATTCCAATCCCCTGCTGTTAAAGATATCGATGTGATGTCTTTTGATGTACCAGAAGATAAAGAAACAGCTGAGCCAACAGCAACAAAACTCGATATAACTTCACCAACACTTCCTGCGGCTGCATCATCATTAGTAGTTGTTCCTACTATTCCCGTAGTCGAAGAAAAAGTAATACTTGGGACAGTATTAATTGCTTGCCCCGTCATTAACATCGTTCCAGTCGCATCAGGGAGGGTTATTGTCCGGCTAGCGGACGTATCTGACATTGTAAATGTCGTACTGTGCTGCTGTGAAGTTCCACTAAATATTTTAAATGGACTACTAGAGGTAGTTAATACTTTGCATTGGCCAGTCCCTTTCATACTCAAATTCATGCCAATATTTGAATCAGATCCTGCAACTGACATATGTGGATCATTTGCTGTTGCGCTATTTAATATAGATAAATAATTCACAGCACTAGCAGTAGCACTAGTTCCTAACATAGCATTACCATTAGCATCATTAATCTGAGCTATAATAGGAGTAGCTATAGTAGGTCCAGTAGCTAATACAATATTACCACTGCCAGTAGAACTATTACCTAATAAAGTCATAGTCCCTGAAGCATCTGGGACTGTTATAGTCCTCGTAGCAGATGTATTAGAAAATGAAAAAATAGTGCCATGTTGATATCCAGTCCCACTACTTATACTAATAGGAGTATTACTAGTAGAAGAAAGGCCGATAATACCTGATCCTTTTGATATTACATTAATACCAATATTTGAATCAGATCCAATAGAACTAACAGCAGGAGCTGAACCAGTTACATTATTTGTTAAATTAACATAATTAACCGAGCTAGAAGTTGCCGACATCCCTAACATAGCATTACCATTAGCATCATTAATCTGAGCTATAATAGGAGTAGCTATAGTAGGTCCAGTACCAAAGACAGCAAATCCAGTTCCCGTTTCATCAGTTAAAAATGCTCTTAAATTAGCACTAGTTGGTGTTGTTAGGAATGTGTTAGCAGCAGCAGTAACTTGAGTCAAATAACGAGTATTAACCCCAGAATCAGTTACAGAAAGACTACTAGGATTATAATTAGGTGCTATAACAGTTAAACTACTATTGGCGGTTATATATATTGATGGAGTAGAGATTGAAGATAATAAAGAATTATTCTCAATAAATGTATCAGTTGCATAATCAAGATAAATTAATCCTAAACTGACAGCAGAATGCCCATTAATATTATTTCCAGTTATAGAACAATTATGAATACTTTTTCCTGAACTTCCCGATAATACTATAGAGGATGTGATAGATCCAGAAATAACTTCTATTTGATTATTAACAATTCTTACATTTTGAGCATAATCACCAATAAAAATAGAATATTTATTTCCGGTTAATAAACAATTATCTTGGATAGATAAATTAGCAGAACCATTTTGAAATGCAGTAATCGTTATACAATTATTACTGGATCCGCTAACTCCATCAATCAGATTATTATTAATAACATTCCCATCACCCCAATGGCCAGTAGAAGTTAATCCACCAATTAAACCACATCGTCTGATGGAATTTTGAAAAAATGAATCTGTGGTTCCACCATCGTGATAAAAAGCATATCCTGAAGTAGGATACAACCAAAGATCTGAGAAAGAGGATTTATATAATGAATAACCATTTGTACAATCTACTAATAAAGCATTACTTAGATGAGTAGTTCCATCAGTAACACTGAATCTCGCCAATGATAAATAAACTCCACCAAAAGAGGCATAACTAACTTTAACCCCCGCTCTGTCAGAAGAAAAATAGCATTTTAGAATTGAACTACTTCCCTCCCCAATAAAACGTAATGGACGATTGATAATAATCGTATCAGTTATTTTATAGGTTCCTGGTGGGATATAGACATCATCATTAGCATTTAAACAAGCTTGAATGGCTGCCGTATCATCCGTTGAATTATCACCAACCGCCCCATATGCTTTAATACTTACGGGACAAGTTTTTCTTTGAGTAACCGCAGGAATAATTGTTGTGATACTTGGAACCCCTGATGCACTAGTTGCTAAAATACTATCATTTCCAGATGTTAAGCCCGAGACAGAATTACCAGTATTAGCATAATAGGCAAGTTGATTAGCTGTTCCGCTAATCACTTTACCATTGGCAACGGTTGGATCAACCCAAGTCCCATCTCCTCTCCAATAAGTAGAAGAGGAAGCTCCAGTTCCACTATTAAATCTAGCAATTGCTAGATTACCAGTTAACTGAGTCGCAGGAAAAGAAGTACAATTCGAAAGATTCCCACTGGCAGGAGTTCCAAGAACAGGGGATGATAAAGTTGGACCTGTAGCAAAAACTAAAGAACCGCTCCCAGTCTCGTCAAGAATTGCTGAGGATAAATTAGCACTAGTTGGGGTTGTTAAGAATGTAGAAATTCCTGATGCTAAACCAGAAATTCCAGTTGAAACTGGTAATCCGGTACAATTGGTAAGAATACCTCCTGTAGGAGTTCCTAAATTAATGTTTGGAAGCGTAGTACTCCATAAAACAGATGAACTTCCATCGGTCCTTAGAATAGAATTACTAGAAGTAGTAGTTCCAGAGAATTGAAATCCATTTAAGTTTAAATTAGCCGATAAATGAGGAGAAGGATCCATACTTAATGTTGGAGCAAAATTTAATGTACCAGTTATATTAGGATTTCCAATTTTTTGCCCTACAAAATAATCCCCAACCTCGGCATCCCCTAAATTAGAATCTATATGTAATTGTTTTATTGTATAATCAGGCATTTATCTCTCAATAATTAAATTATAATTATTTTGTGTGGCAGATAATTTATTTAAATCATTCTGTGTAGTAACAAGAAAATATGGTTCTGTGTATTTTGGAAAATAGGCGATATTAGATAAAGGAGATTCTCCTAAATTTGTTATCCTAGAAACACGATACGAATAAACTGACTCAATATCTCCAGAACTATCTAAATAATAAGTTGCTAAACTATTGGTGTTACTATTAATTACAGTATATATTTCAGTAACCCCATCAGCCCTATACACTCTGTAACCTAAGGTTAAAGCATTCCCCCAATATAAAGGTCCATCCCAAATAAGTTGGATATTAAGAGTTAATGGAGCAAGTGTAGCAATTAAATCCCTCGGCGCAGAACCAATTGTATCTTCATTTTCTAAATTAGTATAAGAAAAAAATGTTGATTCTGGACGGACATAGTCCTTCTTAACTAACAAATCTTCATATATTCTAATAGGTTTTATCTGAGGGTTTGTTTTATCGGCATCTGCCAAGCAAACAATCATATTATTTAATAGATTAAACCGATCTTGAATCTTAATTGTATCTTTAACTCGGAATTTTTTACCACAAACATCACATATAACAAATCGATTATCGATTCCAGGATAAATTTCACGGTTTCTACGTCTATTGATCAAATCTGTAAAACCCAAAGAAAAACAGTCACAATTTCCCCTGCACCAATTCCACTGGTAGTTAATAGAACATCACCAGTCGCCCCCGATCCTCTTGGATTAGGGACTCCTCCGAATTTACTCATATTTAACTTAGGTGAATTAACAGGATTAACAGAGACTATAGAACTATCAGTTGTCTGATCCCATTCTAAAGTTACTAAGGAATCTGATCCTGATATAGAATATCCCATAACTATACCCTTATTAACGTTATTAATAAAAGCAGAATTATCATAAACCACTAAATCAGTTTCATCCGCCCCAGAGATTGTTATTAAATTAACAATACTTTTATCATTTCCTGAACCAACTAATGTTCTTATTGTATGACTCATTAATGGCCCTCTTATGCAACTGTTTTAGAAAATTTCAACATAATTCCATAATAATCGTAGGCCGTTGTCGCAGCATTATTAGCCGTGACCTCAATTATATATTTACTATCGCTGGTTATATCAAAAGCAGGAGTTGTAATTGAAATATTACTAACATAAGGATTAGCTTGAGTTGCAGTAGATAATGATCCTGTCAAATCAACTGATGTTATTGATACGGCAGCATTATTAGAATAATCAATACGATCTAAAGTAATAGTATGAGCATCCATGGCCAATGTACCAATACTATAAATAACATCAAAACTATCTAATCGAAAACCTTTGGAAGCGGCGACTCGAATCTCAGGAGTAATATCAACTCCAATTATTGATGTCTCATCCCCAGCGGTATGTCTTTTAACATAATTCCCTTGAGCAATTCTAGTGGTTGTCCATGTTCCTGTACCAAAAGATAGAACATTGGATATCCCAACAAATTGTTGTCGAGCAATAATATTGGCCGAACCTGTATCTAATAAAATATTGGCTGTTGATGCGCCTGGATCGGGTAATGAAATAACTGATGATTGACCCATAATACTATTTCTTATAGTAGTATTATAAGCACCACCTGCATTTAATGCCTCAAAAATAAAAGTACCATTCGCGGCAGTTGAAGGATAGGATATAAAAGATCCAGCATCCCCAGATGATCCAGAAGTTATCGGACCTCCAGTTGCAGTAATACTGGTAGATGCAGTTATAGCCCCTGTAACAGATACTGCTCCAGTAATTCCAATGGCTCCAGATAAAGTAGTAGTACCACCAACAATTAGATTTCCACCAATACTAAAATTTGTACTAGTGTGACTTGTATTTGTCATTCTTTATACCTTTAAAATAGGGGGTATTAACCCCCAATTAATTATGCCCCTGGATTTCCCCATAAAGCTCTTTTATCTGTAACACCGAAAGAGACCCTGAAATCACACTTAAATCGCATTACATCAGTATCAAAATCAGATGTATCATTGGCCATATTTACATCTCGGCGAATAAAACGTTTTGCACCATTTGGGCAATCAGTTTTAATAAAATACGCATTAGTATCAGTTAAATAATGATTCACAGTATAACCTTCAGGAAGCATTCCTTTATAAGCTAATGCAGGTATATCTCTATCCATTGTAGCAGGACGCCATTGAGTATTCCCCAATAATCTCTCTGCTTCAAATTGTAATTGAATAGGAACAATTAATTTCTTTGCCATCACAGAAATTTTATTACTTGCATCATCAGTATATTGACCAATTTGATTAATAGCATTCTCTAATGATGCTTCTGAAAGTTGAGCGCCTGCAGCAGTATTAGAAAAAGTACCACCTTTTGACAATTTATTAGAGGCAGAAAATAATGCCACTCCATCGGGCCATAAATAACTTGAACTAAACCCCTGATTAAGAATAAAAGCTCCTAAATTCTCCATCGTCTGATTAGCACTAATACCTAAAGCCTGAGCTCTTGCATAAGACAGTTGTTCATAAAAATTATCTTCAATTGCCTCTCTTGAAATAGCATACCCAAGAGAATAAACAATATGACGATAATAATAGGACCATGCTTGTCCCATATCATCATATTTAATAGGTGCAGTTTCAGGTTTAACTCGGAACTGACCTAATCCATAATAATTAACATCTTCTTCAAAGTTTTTATCAGATGTATAATTATCAAAAATTTCAGACCATTCAGAAGGGTAACGATTATAACCCACACCAAACCAATCATTAACACCAGGCATTACCGCACGAGCGGCACTGGCAACAACATTAACCATTATTTATTTCCTCAAAATTATATATCAGTTAGATTAGAAGCACTGTCATTAACTTCAGTACTAAGATTCATTTGTACTAACCACTTAGCATAATCACCAACCGCATTCTGTGATCCATTATCTAATCTGGCAATACGGCAAGAACTTCCTGAGCCGATAGTTGAAGAATCAAGTTGTAATTTAGATAAACCAGTCTGAGCATCACCATCTAAATTAGTTATCGGGTCAATATAATCATCAACTGCCGCGACTGTCAAAGCTCCACCAACACTATCTTCTTGTATTCTATATAAAACCGAAGGGTCATCTTCAACCATCAAATATCCAGTATCAGTCGCTTCATAGCACAACTTATGTAAATTTGATGGAGTTACCTCAAAACCAACAACTACACCAGTACAGGCAGAAGCGGCAGAAGTTGCTTTAATTATTTCAGGGAAACCATTAGGATCAGTACAAGTAGTTATTACTACTCGGTCACCTTTACAAATACGAGTATTAGCGGCAGTTCCTTTATAATATCGATTTCCTTTACCAACATAACGATTTCCGTTAGCATGACATACGGGTTGAAAACCCATAGGTGCATTAACGTTTCCTACATCAGCCATTATTTAAAACCTCATTTATTATTAAATTTATTTTGTTTAAAATCTAAATCACCAGAATAATAAATATCAGGATTAGATTTTACTATATTTTTAGGATTCCAATCAGCAGCACGTTCATCATTTAATTTAGCTTTAGCCTGTTGATCTTCATAATAATCCTCTTTTCTTATTTTCATCCAAATTGCTGTAGCAGAACTTGCGCCAGGACGTCGATTTACAACTTCTCTAATAACAGTTCCTAAAGCATGATCATGTTGGACTCTTTGATCTCTAAGACTAATATCTTTCTCATTACAAGGGATATATCCAGCTCTTAAAAATCTTTCTACTTCTCCTGGTTTTTCTAGAACCTGATAAGGGATCCAACCTTCTTCAACTTGTATTCCTAAAGCATTTTGTTTATATAAGGGGGTTCTTCTTCCCATCTCTTTTTTAACAATCTCAACCTTTGATTTTTCTTCAGTTTGATCTTTCAAATTTATTTTCTGCTCTTCTTTCATTATCTATTATCCAATTCCATTAACTTTTTAATATAATCATCAATTGAAATCCCACGAGTCTTCAGTAAATTTCTCGCACAATTTTTTTGATATTCATCCAAATCATCAAAGGTGATTTTCTTCTTATGTGATGATTTAATCGCGCTTTGTTGTTTTCCCTCGACCGCATTAATAATTGGATCAGGATCCACTTTAAAATAATCTGGATACTTACCTTTCATGAACTCTTCCAATTTTTCAAAATGTTTATCAGGGGGTAATCTCTCTTCAATTAACTCTTTATCTCGTGATTTACAAACCAATTGCATTTCTTGATCACGATAAGAAGTACCATTAAACCAAGCTTGATGTTTCATAATGAATGCGTCTGCATGTTCCTTCACACTTGGATCAAGTAACTGTCTTGTTTGATCTTCTATTTGTTTGACTCTTTCTACATCTGCCAATTCAATGGCTTCAATTCTTTTTGCTTCTAATTCTGCCTTTGCACGAGCATAAATATCTTGCTCTTGTCTGGCTAATTTATCTTTTAACCGTTCTACAGTCTGAAAAAGACTGTCTAATTTTTTATTCTTAACTTTAAATCCATTATCAATCCACTCTTCAGCTGATAATTCACCATCCGGTTTCCATCCATGCTCCAACATCTTTTTTTCAAAAGAAGATAAATTAGTGATATTATTTGATGATTCCTCTAATTGAGCTGATGACTTTTCTTTCACCTCTAATTTATTTTCATTAGTCATTATTCATCCTCCCAATGAACATAAACATCATGGTCAGAGATAACTCTATAAATTTCTCCGTCCCCTATATCTGGAAGGGCTTCACCAGACCATCTACATATAGTAACTAAATCTCCAATTTCTACCCAATTATCACCACTTCCTAGACTTTTATAAGCATCTTTCCCAATTTGAACAACTCGTGCTTCTTGAGTTCCTAATTTAAGATTCTCAATTTGATCTTTAGTCAAGGATTGAATAACAAATCCGGTTTCCGAAACTTCATCATATTTACCAGTTTTAGAATTAAATTGATAATCTTTATCAATTAAATCTTTTTTTACCTTAACTAAGATTCGATCACCAAGTATACGCGGTTTTCGTAATTTCACTCTTTTCTTCCTCTTCTTCAATAAACAACTTATCAAATGATAAATTTAAAAATTGGTCACACACTTCCATACTTCCTTTTATATAGGCATATTTCTTTTCTAAATTTACATCATAAATAGGATCAAAGGATTTAATATCTTCTTCTAAAACCTTTTTATTTTCTTTAAAGATTAAATAAATCTCAGTAGTTATTTTATTATTTAACCAATCTTTAAAATCTGATTCATCTAAATCAAACGATCGGGTTTTGTTTTTTCTCTTTTTCATTCTTTATTTTCTCTAAGGCTACATCATGTTTCATAACATTATCAGCAGCTTTTATATTTAATTCTTTATCTTTTAATAAAGAATCAATCTTAGACTGAACTTGATTAAATTGCTCTTGAAGCTGTTTTAATTGTTCCTCTTGAGTCATTTTTGAACCAGTAATCATTATTTTTTGATCATTATGTGCCGCATCTTTCATCGTTTTCCATGATCGCATTTGAGATTCATTCTTTTGAGTATCAATCCATTCCATATCCTTCTGTATCTTTGCGGCTTCTAATGGAGCATTTATTCCTTTTAATTGATTATTAAGAATTATCTCCTGTTTTTTAGCATCAGATAATCCCGCATCTGCTAATAATTTTACTGCCTCTGGAGGAGGAGGCTGATTTGGATCAGGTGGAGGTTGAAATTTCTTTATTTGTTCTTGATCAAATTGAAGTGATTCAAGAATATATTTTTCAATTTCCCTACGATCCACAGTTTGAAGGCTCATTAAAATTGAACCTTTCCTTAATCTTTGATCCATTGTTGATAATTCAGGATCAGCAACAGGCTGTATATCATTTGAAGATAAATCAAAATCCTTTTTAACCGAAACACCCTCTTCATCTAAAATATTCTGATATTCTTTATCACTTAAATAATAATAATTTAATTCATATAATTTTTTAAAACTTTTAGTTAAGGAATCATATAATCGATGATTAATAGCTTTTAATACTTTTGAACCCTGTTCAATTAAACCTTCTAATGTCTGATTAGCCACATTATTGGGATTCATTGTTCCATTCATTGCTTCAGTTGAAGCAGTTAATTCTTTTCCAATATTTATTAATAATGTTAATAAAGATAAAAGAGTGCTACTAGGTTCACGAACAGGGAATGGAAATACATTCTGTTTTAGATCTAAACCGGATCCGGCATCTAATACTTTCCATTCAAAAGGTTTAAATCGTAATTCCCCCCCTTTTAAACGTAAACCTTTCCCTAAAAATCCTCCTTGAGTGACACTAATTGTCCCAGCGTCTAGTAATTGATTTATCAGAGAATTAATTGCCTTATTTAATGGTAATAATAATTGACCAAACCCCATTGAATAATATCCACCATCGGGAGATCTAATGAAATGATAATCTTGAAAATAATTGATTGCTTCAATTTTTTGTATATCCCCATCACCATTTTTTTGAATAGATTTAGGCTTTATTCTATTAACAATTCTAAGTACCGTATTTGTTTCAGGATGAACAGTTACAACATATGGTTCTTTATAATTATCACCATCAAGATCTAACCAACAATGTTGTTCATATAATTGGATTTCAAAATCATTATCTTCAGGATCGCAATCCTGTGGACGTAATAAATTTATATCGCAGTCACAATATTCCCCAGTTCTTTGATAACTTATGATATCATTTATTGATAATCGAAGTATATGGGTTACTCTTCTTGCACTATCTAGTGATAAGGTCGTTTCGTGATTAATAATAATCTGATCAGGGGGACACAATTCAACACAATTCTTCTTATCTAAATTAGAATAATAAGTTTTAGTAAATACAGTTCCAACTACTGGTAATATATGTAATAATCTATCAATATGCTCCTTCCAATCAGATGAAGAAACACATTGATAGCTCATACACTTCTCAACTCTACACCCCCTTTTAAATTTTTCTCCTGTAACATCAACTCCAACAACATTCATCCGAACAATATTATCATTTGGGACTATCTCAGGATAGGTCCTAGAAGCAAAATTTATAGCAGCTTCACATATTAACGGGTATTTAACATTGGCCGCACCATCCCATGGAAAACTTTTGTTATTCATTATTTGTTTAGCAATATCCATTGATTCATCAATGGATTTTCTCCATGATTCAGAGGATTTATCATCAATTTCAACCCCACGAACTATAGATCTACCAATTTTTTGGAGTTCAATCTTTCCATTTTGTAAATCTGAAAAAAGATCCGCAACATTTTTACTTTTTCGTATTTTTTCTAAATCTAACATTAATATCCTGTAATATTGTCATGTTCATGGTTTCTCCCCATAAACTTACTATAATTATCCGGATCCGGTTCAAGAGATAATATATCGGGGCATGCCATCATTAAATACCTCCATGCATCCATTAAATGATCTTCTTGTTTTTCCGCTGGTTTACCTGACTTTTCATCACGACGGTACGTTCGAAATTCATTTATCCAATTTGTTAAAGTATCAAATACTTTAATTCTCCCAGCAGCTAGTAATTGCTGTATTTTCATTATACCCGCTTCAACTGCTTTGTCAGCAAATGTTAATTCTAATCCTTCATTAACATACTGATCATAAATACATCGTCCATCTAATTCATTGGATCTTAAAGAGGCCGTATCAATAACTCCTGGTATCCAATTTCCCCGTGATTTAATAGCAGAGGAATGAATTGGTATAACACTGGTTCCTACTTCTGATAAATCTTTTCCCCTATAATATTCAGAGTATAAATAATATATCCCAGAATCCGGATCTAATGCAGCCCAAATAGCCGCGGTTCTTTCCCATCCAACATCTAATCCATAAGCTTTTGGCCAATAAAATGGAATCTCACGAGGTCTTATTAAAATATCATCTTCCGAATAAGGATAAATAACACCAGCGCCTAAATGAGGTAAACCTTTAGTTCTAGCATCCCGCAAGTGTGGAGAAATAGAATGCATTAATTCAGATTTTTGTTCTTCACTTAAATGTGGTGCTTCATCCCAAGAAATCTGTATAGCCCATTTGGCAGGATCATCAGGATTTATCCCATCATCAGTGAATCTTCCACCTTTTAAAAAACTAAGAACCATTTCAGATAGGCCAAAAAGGGGGGTAAATGTCATATAAATGATACCAGGTTTAATATCATCCATTGTACGCATTAAACATTCTTCATAAATCCCGTAATCACGTGGTTCTTCATCCATCCAAATTACATCTTTAGCAGTACCCTGAAAATCATCTCTCCCTTGTTCATATACCTTAAAAGTACATTCAGAAATTAATCCTGAAATGTGTCTTACATAAACAGTTTCATAACAATTAGCTATACCAACCCTCCGAGTTGTATTAACAATTAAATGTTTAGGTATTAGTCCCGATCCAGGATCATTAAAATCCCCCATAAGACATAATTGTTGTACTTCTTTAGAAACCTGATAAGACTTACTGACTGCCCATGATTTTATAGGATTTAGAAATTTTCTCCCCTTCCAATCATCTGGATATAAACCGGTTAAATGATACGTTAATTCACATCCACCAGTTAATGTTTTTCCTGTTCTATTTCCACCACAAAGTAATCTTTGTTTATGTTTAGATCCAGCTTCAAAGAATCTTAAATGTTTTGGATATAAATCTTTTCTATATTTCCCTTCACTAGGGAATAACATATTTAATTTATTATATTTTATCTTTTTTTCAAAAGTTTCTAATAATTTAAGATGTTCTATTTGTTCTTGTTTATTTTTCATCTTCTAATAATAAAGGATCTTGATTGATTATCATACCTGATTTTCGTAAAACTTCAGAGGATCTGGCAATTCTATATTTTAGTTCTTCTAAAGAGAGATTATCAAAAACTAAATTATTATTAATTGTAGTATTCCCATTATTATCTTGTGGAGGTTTATATTCCTCTCTATATTTTGCATTAAATAGTAAGGCAAAAGCGGTAGCATTACCTTTTGTTTTTCCAGTAGCAAAATCCATAACAGCTTTTTCATCGTTAGCTTGTGATATTATTTGTGATTGCTGCCATGCATCTTCAAATTCAGGATATTCTTTTCTCCACCTCGCAAATGTATCTGGAGAAATGGGTCGTTTACTTCCTAATCTTTTTCCTAGTTCCCAAAGCATCGCTGATTGATACTGTCCAGGGATTGAAGCAACTTCACAAATACAATCACACATCCAATCAGAATATTTTGTTTTTGGACCAGTTTTAGCCATAATTTATAATTTTTCTAATTTTTTTAAAACTTCATCTACTTTTTGATCTAATGTATCTAAAACATCAGACATTTTATGATCTAAGCGATTTACAGTATCTTCTAAATAATCAATTCTTATAGAATGTTTATTAGAGTTTATTTTTAATTTACTGAGTGATATATCTGATTTCTCAATTTTATTAGATAAATTTTTATAGTGCCATCCTAGAAGATATGTAATGGGGGCAATTAAAGCTAATAATATATTTTTAACTGTGAAATAGTCATTATCCATATTTTCTTCTTATTATTTTAAAATCTATGAGGAGATTCTATCTCCTCCGATCCCTATTACTACCGACCTTTCTCCAGGGAAACTAGTACAATTCTAATTGTAGTATACTCCCATTTCCACAGTACAATCATGGGTCTTATCTTAGACGATAGAGATGTCCGATAAATGTAGACACATTTCAGGATAAGATGAATTCAATCTTAATTCCTTTACTCCTAGTCCTTCTCTATATATTATAGGCCTTTCGGAGATATTAACTCTGATAAGTGAGATCAGTTCTGCTTAGTCGTTGCAGCGGGCACCATCCCTAGTTAATTACCTTACGGCAAGTTTAGGACAACTTCCCCGTTATTCAGTCATTCTGTGTCTACAGTATTATTGTAGACTATATAATCTAAATTGTCAAGCAATATTTAATAAATTCTCTACAAAATTATCAATTTTACAAATATTATTTTCATAATTAATTAATTCAATTTCTATTTTATGAGGATTTATTTTTAATTCCTCTAGAAAATTGATTAAAATCATATTAACATTTAATATATTATCCATTTCATAAATCTTAAAATAACAATCATTATTATTGGAATAATAAAATCCATAAAATAATAAAAATTCATGTAACTTAATTGAAAGATTATTGGTAAATAATGATACCTTGATATTATTCATTTGACTTCTCTAATTGTTTAGCAAAAATTATTCCCACAAAACCCTCTCTAATCTTAATTTCCATCTCTTTGCTTAAGAGCTTCTTCTAAAACATCAACTTGATCTTGAGTCATCCCAGATTTAAATATTTTCTGACGTAAAACAGAGAAAAATCTTTCATCGTTAGCGGGGCCGTATTTAGCCTGAGAATATGCACTCATTGTTTCTTTACCTAAATAACCACCTAATCCAACTGTCACCAGTGTCCAAAGCTCAGGAGGAACTGGGACAGATTCAATAGGTAATCCAAATGGTTTTAAAAAAGCATTCAAGAGAGATACTATGATCCAATTGTACCCTACTATAGCTATACATATCATCATTAAATATGAACGCCATTGAGAAGCAAAACCCCCATTGTTCATTTCTGTAGTTATAACATCTTTTTGAGCTTCTATTACTTTAGATGAAGCTTCATTAAGCGCTTTCTGTAATTCTAATTTAGCTTGATCTTGTTCTGCTTTATCAGGGAATATTTTTTCAATTAATTTACTGAATACTGGTATTAATGCTAATAATGCACCCATTTAAATCTCTCTCTATTTAATATCTTTATAAAAAGATTATATCAATTACTATCAACAGTGTCAATATATTTAAGCAATATTGTATCAAGAGACGGGATACGAGCCTCTAGCTTGTTTAGATTGTTAATGTTTATTATTATTTACTTTATACTGTTTAATGTATATTGATATTAACAATCTAGTAGGGATTATAGCAATCAACTACTACTTAATAAAAGTAAAACATTAGATAACTTATCAGTGCACTTTCCATCCATAGTTAGCATTAGTGCCAGATGCCGCCTCAGTTAAACTGAATTAACTCGTATATCCACTGTTTGAACTGTTAAATTAAGCATAACAGTTAACTGCGTCTCTAAACAGCTTACCTAATGAGTTTCTGTAATTCTGTAATTACCCCTTTCGGGGACGGTAGCTTACAGTGCTACCGGGCTATTTTATTGTTGATTTCTCGATTGAGGAGCTTACTCTCAATACTACAATAGGTCTTAAATAGCCAACCTTTACTATTTCCGATTATTATTTAGAGACGTTAAGGATATTCAGCAAATCATTCGTCTTCCTTCATTGAGAAAGCAAGTTTTCTTAAATCTATTATATCAGAAATCTTTTTGAATTAAAAGAGGGGTACGAATGACCCCTCAAGGCTTTGGGATAAGAACCCTCCTTCATTATCCACTTATTCCCACTAACTTCGTTTTTATAATTATTTTGAGTTAGTTCATCCAACATTTGTATTATAGACTATATGTTTTTATTTGTCAAGTATTTCATTAAAATTTTTTATTTATATAAATATTACTGTTGTGGCAGTATATTAAATAACTTTTATTTGTTTATTTAATACTTTTATTATTATTCAATAATAATTTCTATTATAGCAGTAAATTTTTATAAATATCACTGCGAGGGTTGCGGCTGTCCATAAAGACAAAGAGCCTCCCGAGCGCAACTAAATAATTAAATTATATCATATATTTATATTTTGGCTCAGATATATAAGTAGTTACATACCCACTCCCACTATACCCGTTTATAAAATAGGGTCATGGGGCTTAAATAATTTGGACTTAATACCCCTTAGTATAGTATCTAGTCTTTTTCATTAGTTATTTCTAAATCCTATAAGCCTAGAAGCAACGATCATTATATAGGTAATACCATAGTAGTGGGTTAAATATGATCGTTTAATACTGATAAACCATGGAGCTATTAGATCATAATAAAACTTGGTGCGTTATAACCATGTAATAGATATGGAGTTGGGTACATGAATCCAACTTAATAATAACATCCGAAAATAGATTATGATCTTAACAACATATATTTTATATATTACGATATTAATTGACACAATAATAATTATCATATATAGTAATTATATTAAATGATAAATATTTATAAATATTTCAAAGAATTATGGCTATAGAACTTGCATTCCATTTTATACGAGACTATATTCCATATTAGACGATGCTAAAACATAAGCAGTCTATTTAATAAATATGTATTAAAAACTATTAAGGGGTCTTATATGATAATATTGAAAATATTAGCACTTATTCCAGTGATTGCAGTATTATTAGCAGTTATATATACATTAATTGTTGCATGGAAAGAATTATTACCTGTAATTTTAATATTTGTATTTTTCAGTTGGTTATTTTGGAGTATTTATTATTTAGGAGTATATTAATATGACTACAATTGCTTGGGATGGAAGAATATTGGCTAGTGAAAGTAGAGAAACATTAGATAATGAAATAGTAAATGATAAAAGAAAAAAATTATTTCAATTAGAGAATTCTATTAAATATTATGATGATGAAATAATTGCCTATGGACTTGCTGGAAGTATTAGTGATTTTATTTTGATAAAAGAGTATATTATATCCTCTATTTTTCCATCAGTTGATAAAATAGATCACAATTGTAATGGTATTTTCATTGGTAAAAAATTAGTTTATTTATTAGAAAGTGGTAATGGTTTGCTTATTGAGTATCCATTTAAATCTAAACTAGCAATTGGAAGTGGACATACATACGCAATAATGGCAATGAACCTTGGATTAGATTCATGTGCAGCTATTAAAGAGACAATTAAATTTGATTGTAAAAGTGGGGGTAAGATTCAAAGTATTCGAATTAAATGATCTTTATAAATAGAGATTCTTTTTATTTTTACTATTTATTTACAATAAATCATTTATAAAGTTATAATTTTCCAATTAAATAGAATATAATTAGAATATAATAATTATTAGGAGATTTTTATGGAGAATTTATATTATGAAGATAATATTACTATTTTTAAAACTTATAAGATAGAAAATAATACTTATTCTTATTGGGTAGATGAATTACCTAATCATGATAAATATGATCTTCTTATGGGTCAACAAATTATCCCTCCTCATATTTCTAATTATTATTTAGTTGAGTTGAATGATCAAAAATTTCTATCAAATTGTTATAATTGGAATAAAGAATAAGATTATCATTATATGTTTGACGAAAGAAAATAGTAGGTAAGGAAAGATTGATTTATAAAAGAATCAAGTTTTACTGCGGTTGGAAAATTTATAGAATGAATATTCTAACTTAAAGGGGATTAATAATGACTAATACTAAATTAAAGATTATAACCCAAGAAGAATTAGATAAGGTTCTTAGTGATCATAAGACTTGGTTAGATTCTGATGGGGATAAAGGGACTAGGGCTGATTTATCTTATTCTAATTTATCTTATTCTAATTTATCTTATTCTAATTTATCTGGGTCTGATTTATCTTATTCTTATTTATCAAGGACTAATTTATCTAATTCTAATTTATCTAACTCTAATTTATCTTATTCTATTTTATATTGGGCTGATTTATCTGATTCTGATTTATCTAAGATTGATTTATCTTATTCTAATTTATCTTATTCTAATTTATCTTATTCTAATTTATCTTATTCTAATTTATCTTATTCTAATTTATCTGGGTCTGATTTATCTAATTCTAATTTATCTAATTCTAATTTATCTTATTCTATTTTATCTTATTCTAATTTATCTTATTCTAATTTATCTAGGTCTGATTTAACTGGGGCTAATTTAACTAATGTTAATTTAACTGGGGCTAATACTTCCACTATAATAGGTAAAAGAATTATTACATTTCAGGGTAATAAACACTTTGCTTATTATGTTGATGGATATATTAAGATAGGGTGTGAATATCATACCTTAGACTATTGGATTAAGAATTATGAGAGGATTGGTACTGAGGCTGAGTATAGTTCTGAGGATATTGAGTCTTATGGTAATTGGATTAAGAGTATTAAAACTGAGGAATAAATAATGACTAATACTAAATTGAAGACTATAACCCAAGAGGAATTAGACAAGGTTCTTAGTGATCATAAGACTTGGTTAGATTCTCATGGGACTAGGGGGACTAGGGCTGATTTATCTCTTACTGATTTATCTAAGATGGATTTATCTTATTTTGATTTATATAAGATGGATTTATCTTATTCTATTTTATCTTATACTGATTTATCTTATACTGATTTATCTAATTCTTATTTATTTAAATCTGATTTATCTCATTCTGATTTATCTAATTCTGATTTATCTGGGGTTGATTTAACTGGGGCTAATATCTCTAATATAATAGGTAAAAGAATTATTACATTTCAGGGTAATAAACACTTTGCTTATTATGTTGATGGATATATTAAGATAGGGTGTGAATATCATACCTTAGACTATTGGATTAAGAACTATGAGAGGATTGGTACTGAGGCTGAGTATAGTTCTGAGGATATTGAGTCTTATGGTAATTGGATTAAGAGTATTAAAACTGAGGATTAGATTAATTAAATTTAAGATTTTTAAATTAAACGCATTGAATAATTATTTGACAAAAATTATTAAAATACTATACTTATATTAAGAATAATAAAGTTGTAAGAGGGTAAAAACCTTGTGTGAGAAATAAAATGATATTCACTATATGTTGTATCGGTATATTTTTAGTATTAAGACAAAATGCAGTAGAGGAAATGAAATCTTATACTAAAAAGCCAAGGAGGAATTATAATGAAAACGTATATAATAGAGAGTATAAAATACCCAATAGAAATTATATTCGCTAATAATTCGAAAAAAGCTTTAAAACAATATGCAAAAGATTATGGATTTAAAAATATTAAGGATTTAGAAAAGGATTGTGAAAAATCGTTTAATTTATTAGATGATATCCATAGAATAATTCGAATTGAGAGATTATGTAAATCTAATCATTAATAAGAAGCCCCTTAAAGGGGTTTTATTTTATATATTAAATCATTTATTTTAAGGAGCTCTTTTATTATTTTTTCTCTATCGGTAATTAAATCAGTTTCAAAGATATCATTTTGATGGGATAAGGTGTGTGTTCTTATATCCCCAATATCCTCTATAATTCTACCTTCTCCGGTTCCTATACTATCTGGTTGATATTTCATAATAATCTCCTATATTTATAGTATAGTATATAGATTTAAATTTTGTTCTATCTTTACTATTTATTTACAATAAATAAGAATTCTTATCTTGAAAAATTTTTATTTGTTATAGTTATAAAGATCTCCTTTCTTTTACATATTTTTTACATTCTCTTTCTTAATAAATTTATAATTAATAGTCTAAACTATAAATAAACATTAAAGGAGAAATAATGAAAACTTTATTAATAAGAGATATCGAAAGATATCTTAAAAGAGAAAAGAGTCGCTATAAAGAAGAATACTGGCCATATTATGAATTATGGTCAGCAGTTATTATTGATGCTGTTCGAGATACAACTATTAACAATTATAAAGAAGAATCAATGATTAATTTATGTGATATGTTAGGTATTGATTCTGAGTTTATTATTGAATCTTGTAAAAAACAATTAAGGAGAGTAAAATGAGTAAATATAAAGATTTAGTTCTTGAAGGTTCTATGACTGTGAATCTAGGTAAAAATGTAAAATTAGGTGATTTACTTTCTATTACTGAAAAAGAAATTATAAAAATGGTAATTAATAAATGTAAGAGAAATCAATCAATTTGTGCTAAAGCTCTGGGGATAAATAGAGGTACATTAAGGACTAAGCTTAGAAAACATTTTGGTAATGAGTATTTCAGAGGAATAAAATAGTGGGGGATTGGTTAAATAAAAATCTTTCTTGTTTTGAATGTGGTAGCTCAGATGCTATGCAAGAGTCTGAGCACCATTTTAAATGTTTTAGTTGTAATAAAACATTTCTTAAGAAAAATTATTCTCAAACTAATAATATAAGGTATAGTATGAATTATAAAACTAATTTAATTGATAAAGGAGAATATTATGATCTTAAAACTCGCGGAAATATTACAAAAAAAACTTGTCAAAAGTATGGAATAACGTGCAGCAGATATACTGGTACTTTTGGGCATGGTGAAAATCAACATTATTTAAATAATGAACCTATTTATATATTTAATTATTATAAAAATAATGAAATTATTAAGCAAAAATTAAGACCAGTAAATAAAAAAAATTATAAAATTTTAGGAGATTCATCATTTAAAGAATTTTTTGGGCAAAATATTTTTAAGATTGATTCTAATAGAATTTTAGTTATTACTGAAGGAGAATTTGAAGCTGCAGTTATTTATCAAGAGGCTGGATTTAATGCTGTTAGTTTACCAAATGGCATTTCTTCTTTAATAAGCTGTATAAAAAATAATTTTGATTATATTTTTGGATGGAAATATATAATTATTGCTGTTGATAATGATGAACCGTCTCAAAAAGAAGTAAATAAATTTTTATTATCAGATTTAGTTAATAAATTAGGGCCCGGAAAAATAAGAATAGTAAAATGGCCATTAAAAGATGCTAATGAATTACTAATACAAAATCGTTCTCCTGATATAAAAAAAGCATTGTGGGATGCTGAAGAATATAGACCAAAAGATTTATTTAAAGCATCCGATTTAATAGAATCAGCATTAATAAAACCAGACCCAGGGATTAATACCCCTTGGCCATCTTTAACACGTGCTATATCAGGATGGAGATCAAATACAATAATTACAATAGCAGGAGCGGACGGTATTGGAAAATCAGAATTAAAAGATGAAATTATTTTTAATTTAATAAAAAATGGTCATTCAACGTGGGTATGGTCTGTAGAGGAAGAGGGAGAAGAATTGATACGAAGACAAGCGGGAAAATATCTTGATTTACCTCTTCATATTCCTGATATTAAATGGGATATTGATAAAATAAAAAATGCAATGATGAAGATAGGGGATAATTTGATTATTTGGAAACCAGAAACAGTAATGACAACAGACGATTTATTGAATCGAATGCAATATGTTTCAGTTGCAAATAATGTTAAATATTTTATTATTGATCATTTAAAAGGTATTGACAGTCAAATGACTGATATTAATAATTCTATGGCCAAGTTTTTATCAGATTTAAAATTATTTTGTAAAACATATAAAACGACAGTTATTTTACTTTCACATGTTGCTAAAGATAAGAAACAAGGTAGAGTTGGAAAAGATGATGAATCATGGAATCGAGGAAGAATCCCAACAAAAGAAAATATTTATGGTTCATCCGCTATTGCAGCTTGGAGTGATATAATAATTGTATTATCTCGAAATGTTGAATCTGATAATAGTGATATTGCTTGTGTGACTTTATTATCTATTCTAAAGAATAGATTGATGGGGAATCGTGGTCAAAAAAAAATTTTTACTAAATATATTGAAGATACGGGGCGTATAATAGAGATAGAACCTATTGATTATAGTGGAAGTATTGAATGATTAAGAAGTGTTTATTTATAATTTTTTTTAGTTTGGTTTTATTGAGTTGTGGATTAATATATTTATCAATTAATTTATTTTTTGTTATTTTTAAATTTCAAGAGAAGGAAACCAATAATGACTAATACTAAATTAAAGACTATAACCCAAGAGGAATTAGATAAGGTTCTTAGTGATCATAAGACTTGGTTAGATTCTCATGGGGATAAAGGGACTAGGGCTGATTTATCTCTTACTGATTTATCAAAGTTTGATTTATCTGGGTCTGATTTATCAATGACTAATTTATCTGGGTCTGATTTATCTGATTCTAATTTAGAAATGGCATTTTTAACTTATTCAGGAAAAGTGATTGATCCATTTAATATAAAAGAAGAAGATATTTGTTTTATTGATATTGCCCATCATTTATCAAAAATATGTCGCTATGGTGGAGCTTTACCTCATAATATAAATTATAGTGTTGCTCAACATTCCCTCCATTTAGTTGAATGGGCTAGGGAAAATAATTATTCTACCTCTTTGCAAAAACAATTATTATTACATGATGCGGCTGAGACTTATATAGGAGATATGATATCGAGTGTTAAAAAGGGTCTTAATGATTATAAAAAATTAGAATATAAAATAGAAATGATTATAAAAAAGAAATATTCTATAATTGATTGTAAGGAAGATATAAATCTTATAAAATTATTAGATAAAAGAATTGTTTTAGATGAGGCAAGGGCTTTTTTTCAATCATATTATACTATTTTTTCCTCTAGATCAGGAGGTTTAACCCCTCTTGGGTTGAATATTATGATTTCTGATCCTAAAATAATAGAACAACAATTTCTTAGAGAAGGGTTTTTATTGTTAGATAATATTTATTAATTGAGTATTTGGAGATTAATAATGACTAATATTAGATTGAAGACTATAACCCAAGAAGAATTAGATAAGGTTCTTAGTGATCATAAGACTTGGTTAGAATCTAATGGGACTAAGGGGACTAGGGCTGATTTATCTCTTACTGATTTATCAAAGTTTGATTTATCTGGGTCTGATTTATCAATGACTAATTTATCTGGGTCTGATTTATCAAGGACTAATTTATCTAATTCTAATTTATCTAACTCTAATTTATCTTATTCTATTTTATATTGGGCTGATTTATCTCTTAATGATTTATCTAGGTTTGATTTATCAAGGACTAATTTATCTTATTCTAATTTATCTAGGTCTGATTTATTTTATTATGATTTGTCTCTTACTGATTTATTTTATTCTAATTTATCTAATTCTAATTTATCTAATTCTAATTTATCTAATTCTAATTTGTCTAATTCAAATTTATATGGAGTTAATTTATCTAATTCTGATTTATATGGGGCTAATTTAACTAAGGTTAATTTAACTGGGGCTAATATCTCTAATATAATAGGTAAAAGAATCATTACATTTCAGGGTAATAAAGACTTCGCTTATTATGTTGATGGATATATTAAGATAGGGTGTGAATATCATACCTTAGACTATTGGATTAAGAACTATGAGAGGATTGGTACTGAGGCTGAGTATAGTTCTGAGGATATTGAGTCTTATGGTAATTGGATTAAGAGTATTAAAACTGAGGATTAGATATGACTATTATAATCGATCGGAGGAATACCCGCTCATCAAAA